GTCTCTCGGTGAGAACGAGCCGCAGCAGAATGACGGCGGTTTCAAGAACCTGCAAGGCGACGGGCCAAGCGGATTCGATTTCTGGCAGGACACCAAGTGGTGTCCCTAGCGGGAGGACAAATGATGTCAGGACTTCACAAGGTCTACCTCCGGTTCTCGCCCAGGCGGAACCAGGAGGAGTGTGAGAGCATCGAGGTCCAGGTCGAGCGGTGCGAGTCGTATGCTCGACACCAGTTCGGCTCGGACGTCGAGTTGGTGTCCTACGCTGACCCGGCGGTCAGTGGCGGGACACCGCTGGCGGAGCGGCCCGAAGGGGGTCGCCTCGTCAGCGAGTTGCGACGCGGAGACATCCTGGTCGTGCAGCGGCTCGACCGGTTGTTCCGCGACGCGGCGGACGGCATCGCCTGGGTGCGTCAGTGGACCAAGCGAGGCATCTCGCTCCACTTGGCGGACCAGGGCGGATGCTCGATCGACTGCTCGAGTGCGGTCGGTCGATTCATGATTGGTCAACTCCTGCTCCAGGCGGAGTTCGAGAAAGACCTGACCGGCGAGAAGACGTCGTACGCGATGAAGCGACACCAGCGAGCCGGTCGCGCCATGTCTGCCCAGGCACCGTACGGGTTCACCAGGGTGGGCAGGGAAGAGATGAAGGACGGCAAGCTGAAGGTCGTCCAGCATCTCGTCAAGGACGAGAGTGAACAGCAGGTGATCGAGATGGTTCAGCGCCTCCACCTGGAGGGGCAGAGTAACCGCGAGATCACCCGCACACTGGAAGCGAGTGACTTCCAGGCCCGGTCAGGACGTTGGCATCACGTCACGATCGGTCGCATCCTGAATCGATGCCAGGAGGACTGAGGGTATGGCAGAAGACCAACCCGACCTGGGTCGCAAGCCGCGACGAAGGTACAGCAACCGCATGGACAGGAAGACCCTGCGGAAACTCGAGGACTGGATTCTCGCCAACTGGGCGGACATCAAGTCCGAGCCGATGACGGTCGCCGAACTCGCGAAACGGGCGAAGACCCAACTGGGGTTCCCGGTGAGTCACGGCAACATCACCGGAACTGTACGGGCGCTCGATCTCGAGTGGCCCCATAACAACGATCGCAGTGGTCGAACATGGGCAAGGTTGTCGGGTGCTCAGGCAGTCGTCGTCGCCAGATGTTTGATCAATCTTCTCGAGGAACTCGGCTCGGTTGTCCCGACCGAACTTCACCGGGTTGCTGATCCCGATTACACGCGGAAGCAGCAGCGAGCAACTGACAAAGAAAGAGAGGCTGAAGCGGATGCTTAACCTGAACTTTTACTCCCAACACGAGGTGGACTTCGACTACCTGTCGAAGGTCAAGACGCCGTCGCCTACGGAGTCCCACTTTCCCATCCCGCACCACACCCTGGTCGAGGCAACCAGGGCGGCATTCGAGGCGAAGGGACTCAAGGTCATCCAGGAGGTCCACGGCACGTCGGACCACCAGGGACTGAAGGATGCCCGGTACTTCGGGATGTTCCAGGTCAGCGACGGCGATGACGATGACGATCGAGGATTGATCATCGGCAGTCGCAACTCGCACGACCGCTCGCTGTCCGCCGCATTCGCGATGGGAAGTGGAGTGATGGTCTGCGACAACCTCTCCTTCAGCGGAGAGGTCCAGGTCTCGAGGCGGCACACTCGCCACATCGAGGCGGACCTGCCCAGGTTGGTGACCAACGCGGTTGCCCTCCTGGGAGAGCACCGGCGAATCCAGGACAAGCGGATCGCCGTCTACCAGAACTCCGAACTGACTGACTCGGAGGTCAATGACACCCTGATCGATGCCCTCGACTCGAAGGTCATCGGCCCGACGAAGATCCCCAGGGTGCTCAAGCAGTGGCGGACTCCCGCCCACCCTGAGTTCCAGGAGCGGACTGCCTGGAGCCTCTTCAACGGCTTCACCGAGGTCATGAAGGGTGTTCGCCCCGAGGCGATCGTCCAGAAGACCCAGTTGTTGCACGGTGTCATGGACGCACGGTGCGGACTCGCGGTCAACGCGGTCGCTGTCTGAGCGACCCTCACCCCGCTACCTCTTCACGACTCTAGTCGTGAGGGGGTAGCTTTTTTTTTGCGCCCCCAACAATCGGGATCTCCCAGGGTGTCGGACCCTCCTGCCGTGCCCACCGCTCCTCACTCCATCTCTTGCGGATCTCCCGGCACTTCTCCTGGATCTCTTCCGGTGTCGGGACGTACCTCGACGTTCGGTCCTCCATGACCTGCTCCCTCGATAATGACATCGAACACCTGATCCTCCGGTGCCACCGCCGCCGCCGGTGCCGCCTTGTCGAACATCCCCAGGAGATTCGCAGCGCCCAGGGCACCCGCCCCACCGGTGCCCAGGAGAACTGATGTCAGGACCGCTGCGGCGATCGGGTTGGTCCCCTTGGTGATGTTGACCGTCTCGACTCCAGGCGGGTAGGTGCCGACGTCGTACGACTCGTCCAGGCCCGCGTCGGTCGCGAGCGCCTTGCGGCGGATCTTCAGTCGCTCGACGACATCGTGAGTCATGACATTGAGGAAACGGTTACGCCCCTTCAGGTGGGCGGACATCCCCTTCTCGAACACCGGTGAGACCATCGATCAACTCCAGGTCCAGTTCACGCATCTCGTCCCAGGACCGCTGCGCCTGTTCTCCCAGGCGCAGGGCGACCACCACCATCTCCCGGTCCCGACCTGCTTGGTCGAGACCGATCAATCGATCCGCTTCGGCCTGGACGTCCACGTTAGGCGGACGGTCCATCCTTACTCTGAATCAGGACGCGACTGGCGAACGCTTCGCCCGTGTCAACTTCTGAGAACACCTTCAAAAAGGCGCGGTCCATGACGGCTAGCATCGAATGGTTCGCAGCACTCTGCTGCGCCAAACGCTCGCCGCTAGCCGCTTCGAGCAGGGACTGTAGATCTACTTGACTCGCCATGACATCACTCCTTCGACCTGGGCGTAACCCTGAGGCGGAACGTCGCCCGAAAGTTTGTTCGCCACGTTTCCAGTTCACTCACGCGGCGCTCCAGGTTCTGGACACGCCGCATCAACACATCGTAATCAGGACCATCTTTGCCGTCGATTCCAGGCGAGCCTGGAGCGCCGGGTTTGCCGTCGATTCCGCTGGAACCCGCCGGTCCTGGCGGTCCCTGGGGACCAGCGGGACCGGGCTTTGCCTGGAGTCCTTTCAGGAGCCGCCGGATCTCTGCGATCGCCGCCGTCCGGTCTGAGTCGCTCTCTAAGGGACTCGATAAATCGGATGACCCAGGTATCAGGTCGACCCCGCAACGTGCCTTAGAGGCGAAACTGAAGACTCGAATATCGGCTAATGGGGTCGCGTAGACCTCTTTATCGTCTTTTCCATGAGTTTGGACTCCCACCAGGGAATCACCGACGAACACCCCGCCGCCGCTGGACCCGTTGCGGAATCGACCCTTGCGGACATCGTAGGTCGCCTTCGGGATTGCGATGTTGGAGAACTCCCGTTGACCCGTGGAGACCAGGGTCGCCTCGGTCGGTCCCTTGCCGCCTGGGTATCCCCAGGCGACCGGTGTTCCCTTCGGCATCGAACCAGGGATCGAGACGGCATCCTGGGTCGCCCCCTTCGGGAGGACCGTGGAGTAAAGCGCCAGGTCGAGTCGTTTGTCCGAGTGCCGGAGGACTGCAACCGAAGACCAACCCAGCGAGGACTCGACCCTCGGCGACTCGACCTGACGTGAGCAATGTTCTGCGGAGATGATCCAGGCGGTCCGACCGGTGACCTGGACGACGGTGCCCGAGCACCCGCCCACCTGGACACTGGCGGACTTAGGTCCAGCAACCAGGGCGGGCACCAATGATGTCAGGACTATTAGTGTGCGTGTGAAGTCCATAGAACGTCGATGACCTTGACGGCGACTGGCATCATAATGCCGAGCACCAGGGCGATCGTCCGTATCTCCGTTCGCAACCGGACCAGTTGCGTAACCAGAGCGTCCTTGCCGTTGCCCTTCCAGATGACATCATCGATCTTCTTCAATCGATCCGCGTTGGAGTCGATCACTCGCCAAGCGTTACCCGTCGAGTTGTCGTTGCCCAACTCCATCTTGACCTTCCCTTCGAGAGCGGTCAATCGTCTCTCGAGTTCTTCCATGAATCTGTCCCCCCGCTCGCTCGTAGGCGATGCGGAACTGTTCCTTGATATCGTTTCGATTGCGGTCGGTCATGTCACAGAACTTGTTCCACCCGATCTTCTTCACGGCATCGTAGACAAAACAAGGTAGCACGTCACCAGGAGTCCTGGTTGATCCAGGAGTGTGGCGACCGACCGTCCGAACCGCTTCGACGACCATTACCCATGCCTCGCCGACAGGGATCTCCGGCCCGATGGGCCACGCATCAGGGTCGTCGTCCAGGTCGAAGTAGCTTCCCCGGTTGAACCATGTCGCCGGGTGCGGGACGTACTGCTTTTCCTTTGACTTGCAGTGCCGCGCATAGTGCTCCACCCGCTCCAGGAGCGTGACAGGATCGATCGGGTGCTCGGTGCTCCCCAGTGCCTTGGTGATCGCTGCCAGGGCGGCGATCCTGGCGACCTTCCTGGGATAGGCGAGGTAAATTTCAAGCGCCGTGATCTTCACCGTTGCCTCCGTACCCCAGGGGTGAACTGTCGTGGATCAGGTGGACGAAGATCGGGGTGCCCTTGCCCACATAGGCACCCAGGGTGTTGAAGTCGAAGTACTCCATTGCCTCATCGAGCGTCCAGTCGTTGGTCTTCTGGAGGATCTCCAGGCACCGTTCGATCGAGTACACCAGGACCATCTCGTCGCACTCGGGGTTCTTCGCGACGCCCATCGCCGCGTCCTCAAACCCGTCCGCCGAAAGGACGGTCAGTTCGCCCCGCTCCAGGTAGTCTGTGATTGCTTTCCAGGTCATAGTCTCGCCCTCGGGTAGGTGTGGGTAGGTGTTTGTTTAGGTGTGGGTAGGTGTGGGTTAACGATCTGATCGATACCAGTCGGGACGTACCGATCCCTGCCGCTCCCTCCACCCCCTGTCTTCCTAGAGTGATCATCACTCTGAGGTTTCCAGTTCGGTCTTCGGTCGCAGTCTGTTGGGCAATGCTGCTTTCCGCTGTACCCGAACCCCTCGGCAATGCCGACTGGTGCAGCGCCCTCACCCTGCTGTCTGCGTGTATGTTGCCAACCTGACAGGGACCAGTTGACCGCAGATCTCGAGTGCCTTCAAACACCCAGGAGAACGGTGCCGGGGACTCGAACCCCGGTGTCGCCACTCACCGTTGCCACGTTGGGCCGACTTGCGTCGAAGTGGGATACTGAAAGGCAGGTATCAGACCCCAACCACAAGCCGCTTGCCGCCGCCGGTTGCAACCGCGCGACGAGCACCCAAAGAACTAGAACGGCACCTCCTCATCGGCG